AGTATGACCAGTTGCACCAGTATGACCAGTTGCACCAGTATGACCAGTTGCACCAGTATGACCAGTTGCACCAGTATGACCAGTTGCACCAGTATGACCAGTTGCGCCACTATGACCTGTTAGACCAGTATGACCAGTTGCGCCACTGTGGCCAGTTGCACCAGTATGACCAGTTGCGCCAGTATGACCAGTTGCGCCAGTATGACCAGTTGCACCAGTATGACCAGTTGCACCAGTATGACCAGTTGCACCAGTATGACCAGTAGCACCTGTAGATCCTGTTGATCCGGTTGATCCAGTAGCACCTGTTGATCCGGTTGATCCAGTAGCACCAGTAGTTCCGGTTGATCCGGTAGCACCAGTCGAACCAGTGGTTCCAGTAGCACCTGTAGCGCCAGTATGACCAGTTGTACCAGTAGATCCGGTTGACCCGGTTGCACCAGTAGATCCGGTTGATCCGGTAGCACCAGTCGAACCAGTGGTTCCAGTTGCACCAGTAGCACCAGTATGACCTGTTACACCAGTAGATCCGGTTGCACCAGTGTTAGTTGCCGTACCAGCGGGTCCAGTAGCACCGGTAGCACCAGTAGCACCGGTTGACCCGGAAGGGCCTGTTGCACCAGTATTGGTTGCACTACCAGCAGGTCCGGTGGGTCCAGTCGGACCCGTTCCACCTACAACATCTTCACTAAGGCTTAAACAAGGGTATATGCGAATTCTATCTTGACACTCCTCTACAACCGATAACTTACAACTCTTTCTTTTAGAACATCTGAAACATCTTGTTAGGCATCTACACGATCCTACACAGTCACAATTATTATGACAACTGCATCTACAGTCTAGATGAGACATAATATACATACGTTTTAGAAAAAACAACTGGATTCTTGTTTAAAAAAGATAAAAAAGAATTACGTTAGATAAATGTAATAGGATATTCGTAGCACCATTGTACAAAGATTTCCATCTCCGTTAAGAAACGATGTCCTTTCCTAGCTTTCTGCTGCCCTTGTATATACCTCACTTCACGACCGTGTAAATTCTTCCAGTAGTGATACAGTGTATTAGGACTACTCTTTTTAGCGCATCCGTAGCCACACACTGTTACCTTATCTGCAACATTGATTGCAAGAAATAGTGCAAACCATCCTGTTGATAACCATGATCCAGATAGTAAACGGTTCCTGCCAGTTCTTAATTCAAACTCTTGATCATTGATCTGCATCGCTTCCTGAGTAAACTTGTAGATAGGTAGTTTAGGATATCTCTTGCGAATGTTTGTTACAGCTGTCCTGATCCTCTGATAATGTTGAGGAGCTCCCCAGATAATCAGGTATTTGCACTCTTTTAACAATGGAAATAATTCTTTCTTAAGAGCGTTGTGAGCAACAATTCGAATTGTTGTTTTACTACCAACATTTGCTTTGTATCTTCCAACAGGGGCAGTATTCATGCGGATAACAGCCTCATGTGAGTCAATCTTTTCTCCAAGCCTTGTTTTAAGTAAATTACCAGAACTTCCCACTACTGCTATATTATCGAATTTAAGATTACCGATTGGTTTATTAGTGAAAAAATCAACCAGCAAAGTTGTGTCAACCATTCTTAAGCTCATCCAGTTAATACCCCTTTACATCTTAATTGATGATTACAAACTCGTCACTATCAGAAACTTGTGCAGGAAGATAGAAACCATCATCACTACTAGCTTCGCTACAAACCGATGATGGCGGAGGAGGAATCACGGTATTCTTTGCTACGACGGCATCTCTTCCTGCTGCCACCAAAGCTGTTGTTGATCTACATCCGGTAGTATCGATATAGATGTTTGAGGAGTTGTAAAGAATGTTTTCTGCAAATCTCGGAAGTGGAGCTTCAGTATTAGTAAAAAACTTACAAAGACCAAGAACTTGTGGCATAGAGAACTTAGAACGATTATCAAATGCCTCTACAGTTGTAATATTATCTGCCATTGTGTTAGTCATTGTTCTGAAGATAGGGAGAGTGGAATCATTCTCACGATTATCGCCAATAAGAGAGAATGTTAAAGCATCCCTAACCTCCATCTCTGGGTTGTCGTCCGTATTAAAGTAGGTCATGTTGATAGGATTGAAGATGTACAACTTCTTTCCACCACTCAGCTCGTAAAGCTCTGCAAAAGTCAATGTTTCTCCGCCAGTAATAAGTGAGCCAAGGATCGCCCCGATCCGAACTTTGTAACAGTACTCAATCACGTTGGTAAAAATATGTCCAATACATGTTCCACCCACCAGTTTCGTGATGTTGCCAAACTCAGGGAGGACGATTGCCGCCTCCCTAGGAGTGTATCCCATGTAGAGCATCGTCGCAAGTACAGCATCATGACCAGCTGCAACAATACCAACCTCTCGGTTATCTAGAACTTCCATCACTCCACATATAGCAGCAGCTGTTTTACTACTGTCCGATCTAAAGGATAGCCAACGGTCCATATAAACTCTGTTTCCCTTAATTTCCTCTAGGACAAACTTACCTTAGTTACTCTAGCTCAGTTAGCCATGCTTCTCAGAAGTGCGTGGAAGTCGTCGCTGCCACCAACCAGGTGCATCTTGTCATCCTTACCGACTAGAAAAACATGTGGGAAGGTTTCCCAACCGTGAAGTTCCTTATAATACTCCTTCTCATGCTCTTTAACGTAGTAGTTCTTATGAGGAATCTTCAGCTGTTTTAAAGTGGTAAGTACATCCACCGAATAAGGACAGTAGGGAAGACCATAAGTGATAAAGATAGCACGTTCTTTAAGACTCTTAGGACAAAGCTCGATATCCTCAAGGGCAGAAGAATTCCAAACAGCGGCACGGTACGGCTGCCATTCAGGAAGATATGATGCTCTCAGTTCAAGCCCTCCCCATTGTTTGCGAACCTTATCCCAGTCAATCTTGTTCTGTTCATCTACTCCGTACATCTTGCTAAAAAGCTCAAACTCCCTCTTATTGTTAATAAAAAGAACTGCATCAGAACTAGCATCACCTTTCCCGTACTCTATCAGATTCTTGAGGTGATAACCAACTAGAACACGGTTTTCCTGGATCGGCTTATTAGTCCATTCTTCTTTGTTTTTAGGAGTAGAACGCGTGAGCCAAACAACTGCACCAGAGGGTTTATAACCAATACCTAACTTCTGACTTTTAGAGAGTTTAGGCTTCAGCGCCTCGTCCCGCTTCCTAAATGCAAAATAGGGGTACTCTCCAACACACAGGGACATCAGTATATTGACCTTTGTGAAAAAAGTTAAAAATTGAAGTGAAAAGGGGCGTAATTGGTAAATGTGTACAATTCAAAGGAAAATGACTATTTCGAAGGAGGCTATCCGGTACATTCTGTTGACTCAGAAGACATGTGACTCATGCATTGAGGTTGAGAACATTGATGGTATTATCTCACAGCCCCCTTGGAGGCATTCCAAGACGATCTTTGTTGAGATCAACGACACTGTTGTTGAGGCTCAGTATCAGTTCGCAGGGCACCCGGTGTGTATCCAGCGCAATGATAAGTTCTGTGTAAGCTTCCCAGAAGGGGTCTTGGCAGAGGATACATTCTACGCTGACATCAAGATGGACCCTGAGGATAGTCAGAAGTACCTACGTACTGCTCACGATTTCTACAAGGTATGGGAGACTGATCCACGTATCGCAACAGAAACTGACAACGACGCCGTTGTGGTTTCCACAGAGGTCCTCGAAGACCCCGCCGAGGCAGGTTGGGGCGGAAGCTGCATCATCTGTTGATGATATTTATAATAAATAAAAAGTGATGGGAAATCGTCATAAAATACTTTTATATGTATCTGAACATTCGAAAATGGAGGACGCTAACTCCCCCAATCCTGTTCCTGAGTCCACTGGCCCCTCCTGGGCATCCAAGGTGACTGGGGAACATTCCGCTGACGCTTCTGCCGCCAATGAGCCGGTTGTTGCTGATGCACCTGTTGCTACCGGCTGGGCTGCTATCGCTGCAAAGCCGGTCGACATGGAGGTGGTTAAGGCCGCCGAGGAAGCCCATCAGAAGCGTATGAGCACTAGGGCGGCAGATCTTCGGAAGAAGACTAAGGCTGCAGCGGAAAACCGTCGTAAGACGGCTGCTGAAACCAAGGTCAAGAACCCCCAGAGGAAGAAGGGTGGAAAGAAGTACGACGGCCCCAAGCCAACGTTCGACGGACCACCCGAGTTCAGGCTATCCGAGGATTTCAACCCTCATTGGGCCACCATTAACTGGGGAGCGTTTGCCTCCCTCATCAACGAGGATGACATGTATCTCATGCCACATCCTCGTGTTGGAGAGGATGAGCGCAAGTTCCCACGGAACAACGACTGGATGTTCATCACCCCTTGCACCGACTATCGTTGTTCGTGCAAGAAGATGCGTGATCCGGTTGTTTTCCACTCTGCTGACCGACCCCTGCGTCACAAGAAGACAAAGGACGGTAAGCCGATCTACCCAATGAAGGCGTGCGGGGGCGTTTTCGGCAACTTCTGCCGGTACGGTCACAAGTGCAACGACTTCAAGAGTGAGCAGGGGTGTACCCGTGTCCATGTGATCGTACCCACCGATGTAACCCTCATTGGTCGTGGTGGCAAGACCCGTGTTGAGCGGCGTGATCGCCATCTTCGCCTCAACGAGGTTCTGTTCGCAGTTCATCGGGAGGTCGAAGGAAGCATCCGCAGCGTTGCCACATAAGGACGCTCACTTTAAAAAGTGAATTATAACTTGATTAAAAGAACAAATGGTACTACTTGAAACATGCTGACTACTGACTGGAATGCTTACCGACGCCAGATGGACCAAAAACTCTTGGCCTCCTGGAGAGCATTCCTGCGTTGTCAGCTTGTGAAAGCGGTCAAGGAGACCCTTCTTGATTGCTAATTATAAATAAGAGACCATATTTAAGTAGTTAATTAAAAATGATGACAAATGAGATCTTAGAAGCTATAATAATACACGCAACCCACGCAAATGACTAACTCTCACTCGCGCATTCGACCTGTCCTGAGCTTCACTGTTCATGACGGTCGCTTCGGTTTCAAGAACGGAGCCTACGCTTTCTCCCACACCCTCCTACCTGATGGAAAACTTGGCAAGATCATCGTGATCTGGCTCAAGAAGGGTAACACGGAAACCCCTCCTGGGTTTGGTATCTGTACCAACCCCTACTGCTCTGTCCGCCAAGATTACGACGCAGGAGATCGCACCCTTCGAAAGGGAACGCACTTCTGCGATTGTGGTGGTGAGAAAAGGGTTTCTGGAATCCATGAGTGTCTGACGATGCTCTGTGGCTACCAGAAAGATTGCAGGAACAAAGGAACCACCTGTCGGTACGCTCATGCAAAGTGCAAGCATCCGAATCAGATTCGGATCGTACCAGTCGCTGAGCTCCCCGCGGGGGTCCCGTTCTCGCAGCTCTACCTACCGTATCCTCTACGAACAGCTCTCCATGCGCCCGGGTCTCAGAACCTGATCTGGCGCTTGGTGCGGGCCTACCGTTACAGACTCCGGTACACCTACCGAACACTCCTGAAGGAGCTTCTGGGTGATAACGTGGACCACCACAATGTCTCTGCGTCGTTCATCGAGTACCTGGATCGCCTTCTTGTCGATTACCGCTGGTCGCAGGCCCTCAACGAGCCTCCCGCCTACAACGACGAGAACTTCCCGCCCCTCCAGGCTCAGTCCAACGGAGCAGGAGTGCAGCAGGCTCAGTCCAACGGAGCAGGAGTGCAGCAGGCTCAGTCCAACGGAGAAGGTGGGCAGCAGGCTCAGTCCAACGGAGCAGGCGGGCAGCAGGCTCAGTCCAACGGAGCAGGCGGGCAGCAGGCTCAGTCCAACGGAGCAAGCGCTCAGCAAGAGGATGAGGATTGGACACAGTTTATCTGTGACGGTCTGAAAACTCCGGAAACTCTGGTCAACCCTACGGTGAACCAGAACCGGTACTTCACAAAGCTGGGCGAAACCCTCCAGGGAGCCATCGAGAATCGTGATACTGCCTTGACCCTTCGGGTTTTGGCGGACATTCAGGCTTTTACAACCCATTACGAAAACTTTGATACCTGGGCCGCTCCAGGTGATGTGATCCGTGCTCTGATCACCAACCTGAATGGGATGGCACCAGACATGACCCGTGACCAGATCCCAGTCTGCAAGGGCCCCACCGTGGCTTATCACCTCCGGCTGATTCCGTCAGACATTCCGTTCTTCCAGACTACATTGCAGTCCCTTGCATAACGGTCCGAAGATACAAAAACTTATAATAAGAGACACGAAATTATCACGTGTTAGCGTCCAGCCAGCGGAAGATTTGCCCCATATTGGGATAACCTACCCCTGACACAGGATCCCAGCCCTTAGTAGCCTGAAAACCGTAGTTGCTACCACCAGTAGGATTAGTCGGACAACACTCCATTTCGGTGCACCAGTTGTTTCCTTCAGTAATATCGTGGAAAGTTCCTGGCTCTTGACCCCACATCAGATAGAGAAGTGGATTAAAGTAACCGACACGAGGACGTCCTCGTGCGACCTGGTGGTCGTTAATCAGCGCAACCATCGCTCCAAAAAGAGGGGCAGCACACGATGTTCCACCGACCGGTATGAGACCCTCGATCAGCCATGTTGGGCAGTAGTTGCCGTTCATCGCTACGTCCGGGTATCCTCGGCCAGCAAAATTAAAGTTGTTCATCGGTGGCATCGGAACACCGCTGACAAGATAGGTAGCGACAGCCTCCTGCTGCCAGGGAGGTAGCTCCTCACTCGGGTAAATCCCAAAACCACCACCAGTTGTCCACTGCGTTGCCTCATAGGTACAAGGCCGCTGTGTGTTCCCCGTAGCACAACCGTATTCACGACAGAAAGGAGTTTTCCAGAAACTGTTGTTTAACGGTACAATGTTGTCGCTGATGTAAGTTCCACCAACACTTGTTAGCCAGGGACTAGAACCAGGAAAAACTGGATTGATAGGACGATCGGGGATGCAGCTCTCAGCAGTGCGACCAGGTGCACCAGCGTCTCCTGAAGCTGCAAGAAGGGTGATCCCTCGCAGTGCAATCTTCATAAATTCAACGTTGGTGCGGTCGATATACTGCTGAGCGTCCTCGTCGTTGCAGGGTGCAATGGTGCACTGCTCATCTTCAGCCCAGCCCCAGGACATGCTGATCACCTGAGGTACATCTGCAGTCTGCATGAAGCTAGCGGCAAAAGAGTACATCCATGAAGCAGCACCCCAATACCATATCTCACCGTCCTCGAGCTGTAGCGTCTGTGCTAACATCTGGAGGTCCAGGTTTGTCTCGGTAGAAAGGTTGAACGTATTCTCGCCAACCACAACAATGTCAGAGTCAACGATAATATCATTCACTTGCTGTACCGTTCGGATCGCTGAATAAGAAAAGCCGTTGGCGTCTTTGAACTCAGCTGCACCGGCGCTACTGTTGTGTCGAAGAGTAGGGTCGTTCAGGTTGTAAAGCCTGTTAACTACCTCGCGAGCAACATAGAACTGGTACCCACCACCGGGCTGTCGGGTTTTGTGAACCTTCAAACCTGGAAGCAGAGGGTTAGAGATCCCGTCGATAAACAAAATCTTGTCGTTCAGATGATCTGGAACATTGTAACGGTCGTGAGAATGAAAGTGCTTGCGTTCGTGATGATAGTAGATATCAACAGATAGCAAAGCCTCCACGTCTTCAACAGTACCACTGCAGCTAATGGAATCACCGTGTAAAACGGTGTCGATACCAGAGTCACGAAGCCACTCTAAAACCGGTTCAGAGACCGATCTAGGGGGCTTCGTGACGTCATTGATCTCTTCAACGGTCATGTACTGGCCGTAGTAGAAAGAAGTGGGGTCGGCAATCTCTCTAGCCCAACGTTCCATAATAAGGGTGTTGGCAGAGGGAAGAGCAACCCAAAAATTCACATTGTCCGCCTGTGCAAATGTGCTCAGGAGACAGAAAATCAAGATATATTTTAGTTTCATTCTTTTTCAGTACCTACTAAGTCTAAACACCACATTTGACTTCACTTTTTGCGTAAAAGATAAGATAGATAGTATGGTATCTGAGTGTATATGGCGGGTAAAGGTTGTAGTAGGCACGCTGAACTCCAACGCAGACAGCGAATAAAGCAAAAGAATAAGGTTAAACTACAGTTCTTTAAAAAGTGTAAAAGTCAGTTCTTGCGACTGAATAAAGGTTTGGATCACACCAAGAAATGGCAGATCTACCAGAAGGTAAAAGATCATGTCAGACTACCCGAGCTTTATGCTACCTGCACTAAAGTAGATGAATTTCCCGATTTTGCAGGTCTCACAGACAGGTTCTGTATCAAAGGTGACAAGGGAGAACAAGGACAAGAGGTACTATTGATTACAAAGTTGAAGAACGGAAAATATCATGACACCTTCCATAACAAAACATACTGTCGTCATACAATCAAGCAGAAGCTTATTCAGATGCTAAAAAGAAGTGGTCGACTGATGTTTGAACAATGGTTATACGATCCCAAGCAGGGTGGCGTTCCATACGACTATAAGATCCATGTGGTAGGGGGGAAGATCTTCTATATATGGTGCTTTAATCGGAATGGAAAGCCGAAGTATATTAACTTCTTCGATCAGAGCTGGAAAAAAATTAAAAGAGAGGATCTAATGATCGTACCTGTCAAAGGGTACAAGTTTAATCAACCTGATATGAAAAAAATGGTCCCCACTCCTGAGAAACAAAAAGAGTTGACTGATACAGCCTTGCGACTATGGGAAGCCTTTCGTAAACCACACTATGCACGCTTCGATCTATATCTAATCAATAATGTTATCTATTTCGGAGAGGTAACAGTTATTTGTGGTGGCCTCAAGACCAGCACTTTAAAACCACAGATTATCGATAGTTTAATGAAAGATGCACCATGGCGTAATAAGAATGAGAAGTAATCTCTACAATTGAAATATAATGACTGAGTACAATAAGAATCCTTTTATAATCTCACCACCTGGGGTTACCGACATGGAACTCTTGTTCTGTAATCCTAGACATAAGAACAATATATACATGGTCAACTACTATCTCGAAGTTCTTGACAACTGGCTTGAAACCCAACCTTTTACTGAAGCGGGTGCAGCTGTGCTGCCAGATGATCCTGTTGTCCAACTCGTAAACGATGCCCTCTTACAAAAATTAGATCCAAACGATCCTAATAACTATATTAAGATTCGCTACCATGACTACAATAGTAACATCTATGTCCTCTGTAATCACCAACAGGCATGTCGTCTCCTGATTATTGGCTATGAACTTGACGAAAACCTGATGGACCCCGAAGAAGAAAGCTTTCCGCAGGAAAGCGAGGGATCCAAAAGGGACGAAATTAACGAATGTTAGATTCCTCCGACGAAACTTTGTTCCTTTGCGGACTCATAAGTTTCTTTGTTTTGACTTAGAAAAATAATTGTGATACATAGTTATATTCTGGAAAGATGATTTTTAAGGCTAAGAAGAATTATAAGAAACACTGGCTTTGCCCTCGCTGCGGCTTTGAAAGTGGCAAGCGCAACATGAATAACCATTTTAATAGTGACCCCCCATGCGAGGCATTCTATCTAGACATTACCTACGAAGAAATCGCTAAAGATTATGATACATACTACGAACAGTGCGTGACAATGATGGAGGCAGAAGCGCAGATTGAGCCTAGCCATGTGCAAGAACCGCAAGAGCAGCACGTTCATACCGAGAATTGTAGTCACAGTCAAGAACAACAGCCTCCAACACAGCAACAGCAAGAGGAAGAAGAAGAAGATTATGAAGATCCTTTATCCGGATATTATGCACGGATCCCCCGTTCAATTCTAAAGGCAATGACGATGGACAGCATCAGAGGTCTGGACAAACAGCGTCTGATGAATGAGACAAAAAGGATTATGGATCGTGAGTACCGAGTTGGAGACGATCGTGATTTTGTAACGATGCCTATGTCGTTACTACGTGTAATTTTATTGGAGAGTCTTCCTCACGTCTGTCGCCTCAGGATGACCGATGATCCAGCATTTGATTGGAACTGGATTATTACGCCGTTCCTGGTTGGTAGCGAAAGTTCTTATATCCCTTACCTCCGTTCTCTGGCAACGCTTGATTCTGTTACACAGAGTCTAACAGATGTTCAGGAGAAGGCTAACTTTCTTGAACGCGTAGTTGCTCTTCACTTCTTCAAGTTTGGTGGACTCCCCGGTGCGCCTGGTGCAGGTGATAACCCTGGAGCTAACAACAACAACAACAATAACAACAACGGTAACAACAACACTATCTCCTTTAGTCAAAGCAACCGTACGCGAAACGGAGTTCCGGTTGAGGACTAGTCTAGACCACTGAAGAGGCTTAAAACAGTCTAGTATTAGTGGGCAGAAAACCGTGCATGGGGTGATGCGTTGGAGAAAGAAGTGCGGGAGTCTTCCACCAGTAATCGAAGTTATCAAACTTGTAGTTATCATCATTTACGAGAAAACCTTCATGAATACTTGTTGATGCCTTACGAAATAGTAGGTTAATGAGCCAGGTAAACAGAATAACCATTAAAAGTAGATTAATCATAGTATTAGAATCCACAAGCATATCTTCTATAGATAGTTACTAGAAAAAGAGACTTTAGTCAACCTCCAGGGCGGTAAAGATATTTCCGCATTTGTTCCATGATTCGATCTGGGATCTTCTTTTCGACGGCTTGGCGCATATTTTTACCTTTCAACCTTTGGATCAGATAGTGCATAGAATAAACTCCACACTCTGATCCCCCATACTGATGACGACGCCGATTGTAGTGCAGCTTCATCTTAGTCCCACTCTTCTTAAGTTTAGCTTGCGTGCTCTTAAGAAACGCTTTGATATTTTCAGGGGGCGGCTGTCCGTAAGAGTCGTAGTAACTGATATCCTTATGTTTCCCCATGTCCATGAAAACTGCCACCCAGTGTGACCCAGGCTCGTAATGCTTGTCCAGATTGTACACAATCCCTACACGCCTCTTACCACCCTTCATTAAACGCACTGGATCGAAGTTGCTTAACTCACACGAAAAACCGTTCGGACAATCTGATGGAACCGGCCCGAAAAAGAGAAAGTCTGGATACTGCCTCTCATACTGCTTCATTACCTCGTCAATATCAGTAGTGGTGAGCCAGGTACGTGGATTCCGTTTCCATTCACTTGGCATCTTAGGACGGAACGTTTCAATGTTAAGTTCCGGATCGTTAAGACTTTTAGCAAACTTCTGGTCGACCCAACAGACTTCGCTACTACATCTGTTAGCTAGTCGCTTCCTGATACCACTCCAGATAACCTTCTTGTTGCCCGAGACCGGGATTCTCTTGGCATTTTCATTCTTGGCTGTCTGATTTAGAGCTCGTGCCATCTTGACAAGAGTGGGCCTGCTAAAACAGCTTACAGAGTCGCCCTTACTACCAGGTGCACAGTGACTCATATATAAACTTTAAGGAAAAGTTTGGATGACAGACATATTTGTTTAAAGCATTAAAATATGTAATTTATCTAGGTTAATGCTCTAATATAAGCATTAATAAGACTAAATTAAACTTTTGATGATTTCAAAGACCAACTTGCTTTAAAACAATAAAGATGAGTTGGTCTTTGAACTCTTAGATATTTTATTGAATTTAGATTTAGAGCCGCTCAGAAAAATAACATTCGGAATACTATTTATGATTGCACTACTGAATCCTGACGATCTCAATGCCATAAGACCAACTCTCCTGATAGCAGCTGTCACTTAACCAACCGGTATCGCACAACCGCTGAAGACACCTTTCAGCAGTTTCTAACGAAGACATGTCAACTAGTTTTAATAACTCATCTGCTATGCTGTCAAGCGTCATGTCATCCTGTGAAGTTTGATTTAAATATCTCCAAAAACTATCACGTTTTTGAAGTGACATATGGTTTAAGTATCTTATTGTATCAGATAAATTATCTTCATCAAATGTACATGTTCCATCCATTATCTCTAACGTTAAATGTTTAATCGCATCACGATAGTCCATAAACACGCCTAGAATGGTCACCTCTCCTCCATATCTACCATCTATGCCAGATAAAACGTATGCGCTATATAGAGTTGTTCCTTTGAGCAATACCTCTTTCTCCCGTCTTATCGTAAGAACGCAGAAAATAGGCGATGCCTCAAGACATACTTTAGTCTCGGGATTGGTCAGATAGTAAAGTATCTGGTCAATCAGTTCTGGAGGTAGGTCAAGCATCTTTCATGAGAGATTAGAGGTAGAAGTGTATTATTAATTCAGTTTTACTTATTCGACAATGATACAGGCGATCTCAGGTGTCCACTGATTACTAAACTCATGTACCCAACGATATAAAACTTTTCGCTCTAAATCGTAATCAGCACGCGCCCACGATGACATATCTATCAATTTTAAGAGCTCATCTACTACACTAGCCTCGTTTATGTTTTCTAACGGTGTTTTTAGCAAATATTGACCAAACGAGTCCAAATCATTCGGATCATCATATATTAAATCTCTTTGAATGAAACGTTGGAGATCACTGCCATAAAATTTAGTGGAGTATGATGAAATAGTCTTCCGAACTAGTACTTCAATTGCTTGGCGATAGTCCATGTAAACCCCTAAGCTGTGATAAGGTATATCAGAATAATTTGTAGCAATGTATGCGTGGTACAATGGTGTTCCTTTAATAATTGTTTCGTGCTCCCTTCTTTTAGTTAGCACCTCAAAACAAGGGTGTGATTCCAGGCAGGTTTTAACCTCAGGATTGGTCAGATAGTAGAGTATCTGGTCAATTAGCTCAGGAGGTAGGTCAAGCATCTTTCATGAGAGATTAGAGATAGAAGTGTATTATTAATTCAGTTTTACCTGACGTATAGCATATCAATGTATGGGCACTGGAAAGAATTATCGTGCAGCCATCCATTGTAATCAAGACATAGATGTTCAAAACTGGCTTTAGCCGATTCAAAGCTTGTCATATCTATTAACTTTAATAGCTCGTTAATAATAACATCACGATCCATTGTAATATGAATCTCACCGTCGTTATCAACACGACAGATGCTTCGCAAATATTGACCAAACGAGTCTAAACTTTCGGGGTCCTCATCTAGCACATTGTCTTCAATAAAGTTTTGCAGCTCTTCTTCCCTTTGAAATATAAGGATATGATTACCATAAACCATTAACTTTACCATTTCACAAATAGTCTCTTGATAGTCAAGGTAGAGGCCTACAGTTTCATATGTTTCAGTCGCATATCTACTGCTATTAGTGATATATCCATGGTACAGAGGCTTACTTCTTACAATTACATTCTCAGTACGCATCTTCGTAAGAACTTGGAAAATAGGTGCTGCATCAAGACATGCTTTAACCTCAGGATTGGTCAGATAGTAGAGTATCTGGTCAATTAGTTCCGGAGGGAGATCAAGCATTGCTTCTGGGTAGTTAGAAAAGACATGGTTTTATAAATCAGTTTTAAACATATGTTAAAAACTAGTTACAGAACTTTACATTTTGTTAAATAGACTTCCCATCTCGATAGTCAACAAAATGACCAACGCTGTGCTCAATCATCCCGTTTTCGTTGACTGAGAACTCATAAACTGGTGTTGCTCTAACAATGGTCTGTCTCATCAGCCTTTTGGTAAGAACATCGAAAGTGGGGTCTGTATCAATGCATGTTAGAGCTTCTGATGCAGACAGATAAAGGATAATCTGCTCGATCAGTTCCGGAGGTAGCTCATTCATCGTGTGTTTAAGTGGTCTGTTGTAAGAAAAGGAGGTTATGAATCAGTTTTCTCATCGTCACGCATGTGTGTGGCACAGGTGTCTGCGTCAGGGAGGTGGGCGCTCAGGGGAAGAGAGGCTCTCCGCAGTTGATGCAGTTGGGGTTGAGGTCAGGAAAGTGTTCATCACTCCACTCCTTGGAGATAGCATATTGGTAGAGGGCTTTTTCGATTGAACTGGTACATTTGTCGTCTTTTGCTCCAGTGCAAGGATAGAAACGGCCGGTTAAGGGGTCGATGTATTGGCCGTAACATCCACCATTCGGATCAGAGGACTCGATGGGCCAGACTCTACTACGTCTACTATGGCGTGACATTGTGGATTAAGTAGTTATTATACGGTTGTTGAACATCTTTGTCATTAATCTTTTTAAACAGATGTTCAAAACTAGTGTCAGTTTTACATCACGAATGACCCTCACAGGTGTCTGAGTCAGGGAGGTGGGCGCGCAGACAGTTGTCCTGGGAACAGAAGGCCGAGGGGTCGTCGCGCTTCAGACAGTGCCCACAGTACTCGCTGTTGTTACGAGCGAGGCAGATACATGTTCGATATGGCGGCCTTGCAGTCTTCGCTGCGATCAGGAAGTCCGTAGTGGTCTTGCACAGACGATAGCCGCTGGTTAAAGCCTTGGTCTGCTTCTCGTCAAGCATTTCCTGACAACGGTCGCAGAAGTTGCCCATCTTGATCTCCTCACGACAGGTGCGGTTCCTACAGGGATGTGTATTGCCCATTTGAACCAAAAGGTGTGATGCACTTTGATTCCATGTTGTTTTGTCATCAGTTTTACACTGTCGTAAAACCTAGTGTCAGTTTTTATGATCAATGCCTTAGTTTTCACTAAGCACTGCGGTAGTCGGCGAAGGGCGCATGCGATGGCGGATCACAGTCGTACCTTCGCCACGTCTGCTCTCAAGATTCCGTCGGTGACAGTTTTCGCACAGGTCGTTGTGAAACACCTTCCTACCAAGGCACAAGGGGCCCTTGATGTAGAACTTTTCCTGCTCATCTGCAGTCACAATGCGATCGCCGTCGAGAAGAAGGAAAATCGGCCACATCTGAAGGTTTCGACATGCGGTCCTACCACAACGGATAGTGGCCATCTCGCGCGTCATCTTAGAAACAGCAGGTTCACAGCACTTGCAAATTGTCAAATCAGAATTCTTGTCAAAGTCACAAACAGCACATCTGAGGGGGACATCAGCCATATTTGGCAATTGGGGAGAGTGATCAAACTCCATACCAGACCAAGATTCTCATCAATTTTTTGTGTCAATGTCAGTTTTTAAAAAATGAAAGGGATTTGAGCCAATTTGACGATATATACACTTAAAATGTTCGTGGAAGCATGCAAAAACGGGGACTTGGAAGCGGTACAAGAGCTTTTATCAGCTGTCCTACCGGTAAAAGATATCCGTGAGGGACTTCGGTGGGCATGTTGGTACGGTTACACGGAGATCGTTGACTTTATTGTTACGACCAGTCTTGAAAAGCCTTCAAATCTTGTCGACTGCCTACATAGGGCCTGTATCAACAACCATCCCGAAACAGTAGTAGTCTTGTTGCCACACTTTGACCAGGTACCTGATATCTGCATGAGTCACGTTTACCAGATGGGTCACAAAGAGGTTCAGAAGCTTCTTGTGCTCCACAACATCAAAAACGATCCAAAAACGATGCACCATGCACACGATATTGGCAACCTAACATAAATTTATAAACATAACCGTTGAGGTTACTATGCGTCCTAGTTTTTGTAATACTTTTTCAGAAAAAGTATAATGGATGTCCCGCTACCGTTTTGTATAGTGGACGATAGAAAACCTAGTGAGTTAAAAACAATGACTATTTCGCGTTATAAGAGGACTGAGGTGATCAAGGCTTTGCATAAGGCGATGTTAGAGGGTAACCTAGAGAGGGCATGTTTGTGGACGGCTGAGTTACATGCCTCTGGGAAGGCCGATTTCATTTGGAAAGAGCTGTTAGAGGCGGTTCCAGGATATGTAAACAAAGCAAATCCCCACTTAATGTCCTGGATCTGGTATAAATTTCATATTTATGAGCATCTTTTGACGAAATTTACCCCAAAATATCGTCATGAGCATCGAAATAATCAGGAAATTCGGAATCTTTTGGTAGATGTGGTGGCAGTTGTCACAATCAGCGCTAAAAACGACCTTTCAAAAGGGATGCCGAAGGTGCCAAAGACCGAGCTCCAAGTAAAAAACTACAAAAAACGAATGGTTGCCACCAGTTTGCGACATATTGTTAAGATTTTAAACCAACATGACCCCAGTGAGATCAGAATTGCGATCAATGAGGTCGTAAATCAGTTCGGACTGGTAGATTTTAAGCTTGAAGAGATCATTTATTGGTACCTATGGCTAGAACAGATGCAGAAATCAAAAAAGGAATGGGAACCGTTCATCTGTTTCCCTCACCAAGAGCCCGAAGAGAACCCTCTGGAGATAGATCGGGGACTGGTTGGAGACTGGGTTTGGGCCTTCTGGAGGGCGATTAGGAACGAATCTAGGCAGCGTTCGCCCATGGTACAAGACCAAATCGAAGCTCTTTACGAGATTTATCAGTGGAAATATACAAAAACTGCCAAGAAAAGGAAACAAAATGTGCTTTTTGCAGCATGTGCACTGCTTTGTGATGACACTAAGTGGGATACTAAGATGATCCAGAACGTCAAATTAAGAATCCAGGCGTGCTCAAACTCTAATATTCTTTACAGATTAATAGACGAGAAGCTAGATCCGACCCGTCAGGTCTCAAGAACAGAGTTTTATGCATTTATTCACCCCCTTGTTAGCAAAAAGACCGCTAAAAAAGGAAAAACTACCAAGAAAAAGGCAAAAGAAGAGATTAAAAAGGAGAAAAGTCAGATTATAAAAGAAAAAAAGGTTAGATATTTCACAGACTTGATGCCAACAGTTCTAGCTGCCCCATCTGATCCGGTTATTATTGAAAAAGACTACGATTTAGAAGCTTCTGATGAGCCAGAATACAAGATTGTCAAGGTTGGAGTCTAGAAGGCACCTAAGACGCTTGAGCTAAGAGGAATTGAATAAATTGACCTTGATTTCTACGGTTATAAAAAATTGATGACATTGTTGATTTGGAAATATTTGATAGATACTCATCCCCACACTTCCATTATGGACGCATTCAAGAACCCCAACATTCTTCCCTCGCTTCTCTCGCAGGCTGCTACACTCTTTGTGCAAGCTGCTATTGCTGGCAAGAAGAAGGAGATGCAGGAGCTTACCGAGTTGCTTCAGCGATTGGGTGGTGCACTTGGTGAACTTGAGGCGTTCGTGTTGAAGAACTCTGACGCTGACGCTGACGCTGACGCTGACGCTGACGCTGACGCTGACGCTGACGCTGACGCTGACGCTGACGCTGACGCTGACGCTGACGCTGACGCTGACGCTGACGCTGACGC